TGAGGAGCCGAATGACGGCAGGGTCTTGAACCCCCTGCACGGCGGGAATGGCGGGCTTCTTCATCAGATACCCGCCAGTTCTTTCGAGGTCTCAGCGACCTTGAGATGTCGAACCGGGATGTTGCCGTTGAGCTGGAACGCCCACTGCCCGCTCTTAAACCCAGATGGGAGGCGGAACGGGGTGTTGCTCTTCACGGTAATCACCGCCACCTGTCGGCCTTCACAGAAGACAGTCAGGTTCACGTAACGGTCGTCGATCTCGTAGTTGCCCAGAGGCGTCAGGATCGAGCCAGCGATCAGACCTTGGCCAAGCGGAGGCGTCCACGCCAGCGTGGATTGGAAGTTCGTGGTCGTGGCGAACAGGGCTTGGTTCGCGGCAATGATCGCCTCGAGCTGTTGCTGGAGCGCCTGTGCCACAGCGATGTCGCCGAAGTCCGCCTGAATCTGTCCAGCACCGAAGTTGAGTGGACGGGGCAGGATGAACAGCTTGGACAGCCACTCGTAGGGCAAGAACTCGTACTGCGATCCCTCCCACTTCTTGACCTGCCCACCCTCCACCACATAAAGCGAGGCATCCGTGACAGCCACGGTCGCGGCGGTTGTGTAGAACGTGGATCGGGTCAGCGGCGAGGCGGACTCGTTGCGGTCAAAGATCAGAGCGCCTTGAAAGTTCTCCGATACATTGGCGCAGAACAGGTAGTAGCGACCCGAGAGCACTGCGCCAAGCATGGTGGTGGGGTCATAGGGTTGCCACTCATCGCGAGTGAATAGACTGCGGCTCGACAGACCAGCGAAGCCGGGGGCGATCTTCACCACACCGTTCGGCGAGGCGTACAGCACGCCGCCCTCGTCACCAGCCATCGAGCGTTTCGATGTGCAGGGCTCGTAGATGGGGAGCTTCTCTTGGCTCATCGCCGCAGGGGTCGAGCCAGAGATGATGAACGGGTTGCCTTGGGTGCCCACCACCAAGCTCGAGCCAAGGGCGATGATGCCGACCACAGGGAACTCGACGGTCAGCGCGTATTGCGCTGGCCATGCGTGCGGCTGGTTGGGTTTGGAGAAGAAGATCTCGTTGCCACGGAAACCGGCGAGGATGCCGTTCGCCATCGCGCACAGACCTTGCAGGTCGCTCGGTGGCGGATCGTTGTCCTCTGCGTCGAGGATGCCTCCAAGGTTTGCGGCGGCTACCGTGTCGGTCGTGCTGGTCGTACCGATGTTCACGTCCTTGACCTTGAGGAACACAGTCGAGGCCGAGCCGGTAACGGCGCGGTAGATCCGCACCTTGGTGATGTTGTAGAGACCGGCTGGCGCGGCGGCTGGCAGACCGGAGATGGTCACAGTGCTACCGGGCAACACACTCACGATGCTCGAGGCAGGTGACGGAGCCGACTCTTCCTCGATGGTTCCGAAGAGAGAGATGTAGGTGTAGATGTAGGTGCGTGATTCGGCTGTGCCATAACCGCCCGCAACGGCCACGGAAGGGGCGACCGTGGGGGTAGGTACCCCCATCTCAAGATATGACCTTGGATACGTGCCAGAACCGGTCGTAGCCAGTGTCGTGTTGGTCTTCTTCGGCGTGCCGGAGCCGGTGTAGTACAGCGGGTTCTCGGCCAAGGCGTAGATCGGGCCGGGGACAGCGTTCACGTCCGTGCTCCACTGGAGCCACAGATCATCGCCAGCGGGGTTGCGGTACTTGTAGATGGCTTGGACGCCAGCAATCGAAGTGATCTTGGGATTCAGCTCACCGGGGGCGAACCATGCTTGAAGCTCCCCGCTGTACAGCTTCGTGTTGTTCGCTTTCTGGGCCTCGTTGTCTTGGAGCAGGGAGTTCCCTGCACGAGGGACGATCCCTGCGAACTTCTCGAGCTTCAATCCGGCCATGTCTGTTCCGATCTGTTAAACGTTCATTGCTTTGAGTACGGCCCTGAACCGACGCTCGCGGTCTTCCAAGCCAATCGTTCCGCCGTTGATCTTCTTCGTCAGAGCGATGAAGTCGTTCTTCAACGAGTCGCGGGTGCATGACTCGCCGTCGATGATCGAGCCGCATTTGTTGCTGGCCCAGAACCATGCGGCAGAGCGCATCGCGAACTCAGGCGTCAGCAACAGGTCAGGATTGGCAACCAGATCCACGCCGAGGGCTTTGCCGCAACGGGTGTAGTTGTCCTTGCCGGTGAGCTGTTTGGCACCCCTGCCCCTCATCGCCCAACCCTCACCAGATTCGGTGGGGCCGTTGCCCATGCGGCTCGCGTAAACGACGTTGGCAATGGCTTCCGGCTTGCGCTCCAGCGCCAAGGCGAACTTGTTGGGAATGTTCTTTCCCTTCTCGTCCTTCTTGGGTTTGGTCTTGCCGGGTTTGGCGGGGTCGGGTTCCTGCTCGGCAAAGCGAGCTGGCCAACAGACCGCCATCGTGGCGGCTCGGTAGTTCAGGTTCTCCTCGAGCATCGTGTAGCCAGCCGACTCGTGGGCTGTCTGCGCGATGAACGCGGCAACTTGGTTGGGTGTGTTGATCTGAAATTCAGCGCACGCCTTCTGCACCCACTCGATCCATGCAGAGGCGATGGCTGGCTTCACATCAGCCGCAATCAGGTGTTCGACGCGAGGGATCATTTCTTCGCATCCTTGTTGCGGCTACCTTGAGACGAGCCAAGCAAGAAGGCGAACATCGAGGTCACGATGGTGCCCATCACGTAGCCGAGGATTGTGTCTGCGTAACGTTGGCCAGAGTCGGGGATCTGCGCCCAGATCAACGAGGGGATGAAGATCACCGCGAAGATCGACCAGAAGCCGATGAAGTAGTAGACGAAGCGGCGGATTAGCGGATCGTCAGAGTCCATTGCTTTCATCTGCATATCTGTTGCGCGTTGGCGTGATTTCTCATCCAGCTCGGCCATGAACTCTTCGTGCTTCATGGCTTCGGCTTTGAGCTTCTCGTTGTATTCAGGGGTGGCGTCACCCTCGGGCTTTAACTCGATGCCGAGCTTCTCTTGCACGGCGTCAACGCCCTTCTCGATCACCTGATCGGCGACCTTGTGCATTCCATTGCTGATGAGGTTTGAAACGATTGATGCAACGATGGGCAACATGGTCAGGCTCCGAACTGGGCAAAAACAAACAGGGCAATGCCCAAAGAACCCACGCCGCATGAAGCCCAGAACAAGGGCATCATCACAGCGAGGATGGCGGCGGTTGAGAGAACGATGCCGATCTGCAAGAGCGATCCGGCATACGTGAAGTAAGGCGACTTCTGCTTCGCGACATCGCGCTCTGCTTCGAGCGCCTTAGCCTTCTTCTCGATCTCAGTCATGTCGTCGCGCATTCGTTGCGCTTCGGCGTGGTAGTGCTGAGAGAGTTGCTTGTCGTGAACCAGATCAGCGGTGGTCTTGTAGACCACAGAGCGAACGTTCTTGGCTTGATACCAAGCCCACTGGTTGTTCGCTGAGATCGTGTTGGTCAGGATCTTGGAGCTGTTGCTCCCGCCGACCAGCGTGTTGATTGCGAGGACTGCGGCAAACAGGGTTACAACAATCGCGGCACGGCGTTTAATCAGGATCTCGAGTTCGCTTCTGGTCATTACTTCTTTCTTTCTGTAAATCTTCAATCAACTTCTCGACCCTCTCGATCTGTTGAGTTGCTTTTTTGTCGGTGAGTTCTGCGCGTTTATTCGCACTGTTGGCGTCCAAGCCGATCCATACGACCAGCGGCAACAAGATTGCGAACACAAGCACAAGGATCACCACGGATACGAGCTGTCCCATTTGATCCTCTGGAAATGAACGACGCCCATCAGCGCCCAGAACTCGATTAGGAGAAGAACTCCCGCCGCGACGTACCACGCCCTGTCCTTGAGTTCTCTGATTCGTTGCCATCGTCTTGCCTCAGCTTCTCTGCGTTGACGCTCTTCTGTTGCAAGTGCTTCCGCCTGTTCGACCTTGATGCGTTCCCACATCTCGTTGAACTGCGTCCACAGGTCTTTCAGCTCGGGGGGTGCGTGATAGATCATCTCTTCACGTAGCTCGACCCACATTTGCTCGAGTTGCATCCGTACCGTGATGCGTTTGAGCGCACGCTCACCCACACTCTCGTCGCCGGTGTAGACCTGCTTGGCCTCCAACTCGAGTGCGTTGTGGATCTGGCTGATGATCTCGACCTGACGAATGAACTCGCCGAGTCGTTTGGTGATCTCGGTGAACAACTGGTGTTCACTGATCTCTATCTCGACCGGTGCCGCCTTTTGCTTCTTCTTGTTGGTGACAACGGAAGACAGATCGGAAACAGACTGTTCCTGCTTCCCTACGCCCATGAACTCAGCGAGTTCCTTGGCGATACCTTGGACTTCACCTGCGGTGGACTTGATGTCCTTGTAGAGCTGGCACCCCTTCTTAACCGCCGCAACCGCACCTTGCGCGAGGGCAAGGGCTGTGAACGGATCAATCACATCACTGGTGCGGGACTTTGCCGCCGCTCAGGAACATGAGGCCGGACACGAAGATCAGCCCGACCACCCAGTAGATCTTCTTCACAATCGACTTACCGATGTTGGCGTACACACGCTCGAGCGCACGCTCTGCGGCTCTATCGGCAATGTGATTGATCTCCTCCTCTGTGAGACCTGCAAACTCTTTTCGTTCCATTTCAACTCCAGAAAAACAAAACCCGCCAGACTGGCGGGTCGGCGAGATTGCGTATGCACTTCAACACACGGCTGACGATCAACCTCACGAACTGCAAATTGGAGCAGACATCGAGAGCGGCGATACGCCGAGAGGAATCATTGAGGGATCAAGAATGTCCCCAGTGTCCTTGTCTCGAAGAGCATGGATGCAGTACGCCACCGTCTCATCGGTGAGCGCAACAAGCTCATGCACCTTGTCGGCTCGGATGTAGATCATGTGCGGGGCAGAGAACTCCGTGGCCACGCCTTCAACCGTCACCTTGAGCTTGCCGCTGGCAAGCAGAGTGAGGTGATCGAACTGATGCGTATGCCCAATCTCGGTATCTCCCGCCCTGCGAAAACGCATCATGCGGGAGAAGAGATTGGCAACACAGCCGAGAGTGACGACTGGTGCACTCATCATGTCACCGTCGCAGGGATTCCGGGCTTAGTCGGCCAAACAATATCGTTCGGGAAGCCCGGCTGACCAGTGATGTCTCGAAGTTGCTGACGATAAGCCGCCCATTCGGATCTGGCTTCTGCGCTAAGCGGCACATCGGGAAGTTGCGTCCAGTCGCTTTCCGCAAGCAGTGCGTTTCTCCTTGAGATTGCGACATCGCTCGGGGGCGGCACGTAAGGTTGAACAACTACGGTGCCAGTCTGTCCCGGAGCAACGGGTACGACGGGGGTCTTGATTTCTTCCCAGTACCGAACGGGGGCGTACATCTCGACAATGCCTTCGATAGTTTCACCCTCGAATGGGAGGCGAGCGCCGATGTGTAGAGTCGGGTTGCCGTCAGAGGCATAGACAACCTCCATACAGCGTGCCGCCTCGTCAACCGAGATGATCTCGTAGGTATAAGTAATGGTCATGAAATTCCTCCAGTTCGAGTCCCCGTGGCGGACCACGTAATGTTTGAGTTGCCGGTCACAGCGTTGCCACCAGAACCCCCGGCCGATGGGCCAGCGCCGGGGTAGCCAGCATTCCCTACGCCGCCGGTAGCCCCCGCAGCTCCCCAACCGCCGCCAGCGCCGCCAGTGCCGCCAAAGGCCACATAACCCGGAGCGTCGCCTTGACCACCCGAACCAGCGGCACTCAAAGTTCCGGCGGTTCCGGCTCTCGCATCGAGGTTTGGGGTGTTCTGAGGAAGCGCGGTGCCGCCTGATGAGTTCGTGAGACTTGACCTGCCGCCACCGCCACCGCCACCGTTGCGGGCTGTGACGTTTCCATAACCGTCAGTTATTTGGTTTCGCTTGCCGCCACCACCGCCACCACCGCCACCTGCAATCGTGCCGTTGTTTGCGATGGTGATTGCGCTGGAGACGCTGAGCGCAGTGCCGCCAGCACCACCGACGTTTGGAGCGGAAGCGCCGTTACCGTTTCCGCCAGCGCCACCCATACCAACAATGATTCCGTTGTTGGTGAGCTGAACGCCGCCGGGGAATGAGCCGTTAACAGTCAGCGCGGGAGTGCCCGTGCTGTTTGAAGATATATAGATCCCGGAGTTGATGGTTGCGACAACTCTGCTTGATTGGTTCCAGCCAGCGTTGATTGCGAGTGTGCGGAGGTTGGCGTTCGTCTGGTTCGATGAGATCGTAAATGCGAACTGATTGGCTTTGCCGTAGCCATTGCTCATGCTGATCGCGCCGCTCGGCACGCCGAACAGAGTTCGAACGTTTGAGTTGCCCATGCTGATCGTCGCGGTAGATGACAGCCCAAGCTCAGTGTTTACCTGAGACAGCGAGATTGGGCCGGAGGATGGAAGCGGCATATCACGCCCCTTTCAGTGACTTCTTGATTTCAACAATCTGTTTTGCCAGCTCAACACAGGCGACCAGAGCGGCATTTCCGTAGGCAACAGACATCACGCCGTCCGTTGAGCGAACAGCGTTTGGAAGCAGTGCCTTCAAAGATTGAGCGCCGACGCCGACTTGAGTCTCGCCTGTGTCCTTGCGGTCGTAGATGCCAGCCAGCAAACCAGCGAGACGATCAACAAAGTCTGTCGGAACAGATCGCCAGTTTTCTTTTAGGCTCTCGTCAGAGAACGCAGTAATGTCGCCTGACGTCGCAAAGTTGCCCGAGGCGTCAATCGACCATAGGTTCGCGCCAGCGCCACCAGAGCCGTTTGTCGTCGATAGTCGAGTCACGCCGTCGGTTGCGACGTAGAGGCCCCGACCCGCAACGCCGGGGATGTGCATCTCAAACATGGCGCTGACCGCGTTCGTGACGTTCATGCGGGTGCCGGTTGTTTGCAGAAGCCCAGAGAAGGTCTTCGTCCCGCCAACAACCTGATCCCCCGTGGTGTAGACGCCATTGGTCACGCTACCCGCATTGCCGCTGACGTTGCCCGTGACGTTGCCCGTGACGTTGCCAGTCACGTTACCCGTGACGTTCGCAACGATGCCGTTGGAGAAAGTCTTCACGCCCGAAATCGTCTGCGATCCATCGAGCTGAACAAAGTTGTCCAGCGCGGCGGCAGTCATGCGAAGTTCAACCCTGTCGCCCGAGCTATACGAGCGAGCAGTCGTGCCCTCTTGAGCGCGAACGATTGTGAACGTGTCGGCGACTCGAGCCGTTACCTGAACAATCTCGAGGTTGTTGCTCGAGTCCATCAGTACGGCGTTGAAGACCTGTCCCGCAGACAGACCGGGGAACAGAGCACCAGTTCCGGCGGAGACGGTAAGGCTGGTCGCTACGGATGAAAGCGATGCCGCAAGAGTGGCGCTCGCGCCGTTTGAGAAACGAAATGGCATTACGCCCCCACTTTCTGTTCGAGTCGATTAAGACGCGCCTTGAGTTCAATGACCTGTTGAGCCAGCTTAATTGCTGAGACCAATGCCGCGTTTCCGTAGGCCAACGTCAACGACTTCTCTGGTGACGCGCTGGTAGACACAACTTCCGGCAAGAGGAGCTTCATTGACTGTGCGGATGCGCCAGCCTGCCGTTCGCCCGTGTCGATTCGGGTGTATGTCCCGTGCCTGATCTGGGCCAACTGCTCAACAAAATCGTCAGGCAGTTCCGCCCAATCCTTCTTGAGTCGCTCATCAGAGTAGGCGGTTATGTTTCCAGCGGCCGTCATATCGCCGTTGGCCAAGTACACATACCAGCGCCAAGTCGATGCGCTCCACCCGCCAAGACCAAAGTACCCATCGCCCCTCAGGTGCAACGACGTGCCGTAGGCCCCTTGACAATGGAACGTGATGTTCGCGAGATTTGAGTCGCCGGTGCCGCCGTTGTTTCTCACCTCGACGGCGCTGACGTTCGACCCTTGTGATCCAGCAATTGCCGCGCTGGTCCACTTTGCATTCGCACTGTTCGAGCTGGTCGCCGTAGCCGCGTTGCCGCTGATAGAGCCACTGCTTGTGATGTAGCCGTTTGGATTCGTGCTGTTGTATGGCGTAAAGCCCAGAGCGCCAGTTACGTCGCCCGAAGAAAGGGTAATTGCGCCGGTGCGGGTGTTGAACGAGGTGACGCCGCCAGTGGGCGAGGACCAAGTTGGCACAGCGCCGGGGCCAGCGGACGTAAGAACCTGCCCTGCACTGCCATAGCTCGGAGAGCCGACAGCACCCAGACCGAGGGCCGCATTCAGGATCGTTGCGCCGCCCAAGTAGTTCTGTGCGGTACCGTCCATGTACAGGTTCCAGCGGTCGGTGCCAGAAGCAATCGCACCACGGAACCCGATGTTCGTTCCGGCCCCAACCATTGACGAGTCGGCGCGGAATCCTTCCTGTGTAGTGACAGTAGATCCCGCACCGATGGTGCCCTGAGCGGCTTGGAAATGGGTCAGTCTACCCAGCGTGAAAGACGCGGCGGCGGTGTTTAACGCCGAGCGGTATGACACTGCGGCGGAGGTCACATCGGACTGAACAGAGCCGTCCGACAAGTAGTTTGATGCAGAGACGCCCCCGCCCACATTGCGAGCACTGCGAATGTTTGATGCACCGGCGGAAGTCGTGCCTACGAGGAAAGCGCCAGCAACATAGTTGTTGGCTCCGCCATCCATGTAGATGTTCCAGTTCGAAGCCCCAGAACCGATGACCCCACGGAAGCCGATGTTTGTTCCCGCGCCGGAGAGCGAAGAGTCGGCAACGAATGCGTTCTGGGAGTTGACGGTCGATCCAGCTCCGAACGTGGCCTGCACCGCTCGGTAGTGAATGATGTCGGGCAGAGTCCAAGTGGCCGCCTCGGTACCGAGAAGCGTTTGGTAGCCGCGAGCACCAGCCGTCACATCCGACATGATGGTCATCTCTGCGCGCAGAGCGGACATCAATGTTTGACCCGTCAGGCTTCCACCGATTATGACCTTTCCGTTTGCGAGGGACGTGTTCCCGATGAGCAGACGCCCGCCGACAATCCCCACATCACCAGAGAAGGTGTCACCAGCCTTGTTCGCCGGAGTGAAGCCGAGCGCGTTCGTCACCTGCAACGAGGTGATCGAGTTCTGGGTGGCCAGAGAGCCGAGGCCGAGGTTCGTGCGAGCCGCAGACGCATCAGCCAGATCGGACAGATTGCTTGCGGTCTCGAGCTTGCCGTTGTTGAGGTTTACGAAGTTGGCATCGACCTCCGCATTGGTCAGCGGAGACCCTTTGCCAGCGCGGGTGACGATTGCAACCATTACTTCAATCCTTCAAATCAGCTTACGGTGACAGTCCAAGTGATGGCCATCGCATCATCGACGCCCTTGTTCACGACGGGGAACACGGTGCGGCACTGCATGGTTCCGGCAGACGATGCGTTGAACACACCGGCTTCGGTCACGGCACCCGTGCCTGTACCGGCGGGGAACGTGGCTGACTGAGTGACCACAGCGGCGGCAACAGTCAGGGACGACAGAGCAACGCGGCCCAACTCTGTTTGCAGGGTAGTGTCGCCAGCGGCGGGGGCGGTAGTGCCCGAGCCAATGGCCATGTGGCTCATCACGTTGGAGGCAGTGCCAACCATGCGCGAGGCGATGAACTGCTTGCCGACAGTCACAACGAGGTTCTTCACCTCGCGTTTGTCTTTGAGCTGGCCATTCTTGTCGAACAGCTCGACCAGCACATTGCCGATCAGGGTGACGGTTTCTTGTTTATCCATGATTACTCCTTAAAAGTTGCGTCCAGTGCCGACGTAATCCTCGGCAAAGTAGGTGATGTCGCAGTAGTCCTGCATCGAGAGACTTCCTGCATCCGATGCGCCAACTGAGTCGTTGACGCCTTTGCCGTGCTCGATGACTGCGGCATCAGAGACGAACGTCGTGTTGTTGAGAAACTTCGAGAAGAAGTATTCGATGCCGTCGCCGATGGACGCGCTGTCGTCGATGTTTACGCCGTCAGCCAACAGCTTCGTGAACTCAACAGAAAGCACATCTGTTGGTGCAACGATGTCGTTCAGAACCTTGTCGAATGAATGAAACAACGCATCCGCAAGGCTCACTGAGTCACTCAGTGCCTTGCCGTGCTGGACGGTTGCTGTGTCATTGAGCGAGAACGAATCGACGAATGCTTTCGATACCACACGAGCCGCAACGTCATTCAGCGTGAAGCCGTCGGCGAGCGCCTTCGTCAGTGATCGTTGCATCGCGTCGGCGGTCAACACCTGATCGGCCAACGACTTCGACGCAGACTTGATTGCGGCGTCGTCCAGCGTGAAAGTGTCCGCGAACGAGCGAATGAAGATCAGCGTCTTGAAGAACGTCTCACTGAGCGTGATCGCGTCGGCGAGGAGCTTAGATTTGGTCTTGCTCGCCGCGTCTGTCAGTGCAACTGAATCGGCCAGCGCCTTGTTCGTGCTGATCGTCAGCGCGTCAAGGATGATGACGATCTCGGGGATGAACTTGAACCGGCCAGTCGTGTCGAGGTATGCGGCCAGCGACAGTTCGATGTACTCAATGCTTGCCGATGGTACCGATGCAGTGATCGCCGCATTGGGTCGAACAACCGCAACAGACATCCGAGGTTTGACTCGGGTAATGTTCGCGGCTGTTTCGTTTGCGGTGATCCGTACTGACATCAGAAGTCCTCTCGCACCTTGAACTTCAAGGTGTCGTAAACAGTCTGTCGCTGACCGTCAGCGAACGTGATCTCCACTTCGCCTTCGTAATCGCCGGGTGTGCCCTCGAGCATTGCGGGGTCAGAGGCGGGGTAGAACACCACCTGCCCCAAGGGGCCGTTGGTCACTACACCGATCACGGTGGCTTGCAGGGTCGTTGCGCCGAGGGCGCGGAACTTGAGCACCACAGTGCAACCGGTGATGTTGATCGCCGCGTTGGTCGTGTCGTCGGTCAGGGTGCAGACCAGTGCAGGACGGGTGTCGCCTTGGACGAGTTTGATTTTTTCTGTCATACCTTCCTCATCTGCACTGATAACGTTGAACGCACATTGCCTCGCACAGCGCGTTGGCGTGCGTCGTTCAAGCCGGAAAAGAATCGGGCTTGATTGATCTGTGCGGCTTCAACGTTGGTGTAGGGCTTGCCGGGATTGACTTGCAATCTGGCTTTGGCCCCGAAGGAGATGATTTCTCCCCACGTCTCGAGCAAGAAGTCCGCGATCTGAGTTGCTGATCGCAGAGGCACGAGCGCCACGCGCATTGTAATAGCGTTCTGGTACCGCTGATTCGGTATTGGCGTGAATGTGATCGTGTCGTACTCGTCTCTTTGCGTGTAGCCCTTAGGCTCCGCCTTCTCGGGACGGTAGTCGCCGATGATCGTGTTGTACGGATCAGGGGTTGCGATGTCGTCCGGCGCGAGAGCTGTCAGCTCGGTGCCACGGAACCACACCCGCATGATCTTCGTGACGCGCACATCGCCGTCCGGCTCGAGGTCGTAGGTGTCCACGTCCGGCACCAGCGTCAGCGGATCGAGCGTCACCTGATGGATCAGGCTCTTTTCGCAGAACTCGATGATCGTGTTTTGAATGGCTTGCGTAGCCATGTCAGGCGTGACGCCGGGTACGTCTGGATACACCAGAGGGAAAAAGTCTTGGTAGGTCTTCATGCGCCCTGCATCCCTGCTTTGAATTTCTGATACAGACCAGCGGCACGGCCATCAACCGCGAACTCGTCGTCACGCATCTCAGCTCGAGCGGCGACGTAATCCACGAGGGGCACGGTGTACTGCTGAGGGATCGGGACGGTGGAGCCACCGGTGTAGGTCGGAAAGTCGTTGGTCAGGTTCGACAGGAACAGATCGGGACGGATGCGTCGCGCCTCGTACAACGCCTGTTGTGCGTAGGTGAGCAACTGGGCCTCCGTATAACGATTCACCTGTCCTTCGACGGTCTGGTCGTTGAGAAGGACGCGAGCGTCGTCGATGATCTGTTGGAAGGTGGCCATGTCTGTTACCAAAGAACTTTCCGCGCCCAGTAGTTGGCGCTGAACTTGTCGTCTTTTGTGAGGTTGCCGTTCTTGTCGCGGATACCCGCAGACCGGCTGAGATAGTTCTTGCGGCGGTCAGCGTCCTTGTGCTGAGTGAAGTCCTCCATTCCACGGAGGCCGAAGCGCACGAGCTTTACGTCGTCGCCCTTCTTCGCCAGAACCACCTTCTTTTGGGTGGCACCCTTCGGTGCGTCCTTCGGCTTATTGAAGCCGTCGAACTCTTGTCCCCGGTAGATGAGCTTGCCGCCCTGACGTTTAACGTCACTGGCCTTCATGCTTCTCTTCCTTGAACACTTCAATCTTTACTTCGTCGGTGACTCCAACGGTCTCCGCGAATCCGGGCGCTTTCTTGCCCTTGCCTTTCGGCTTCGTCTCTACCTGTGCTGGTTGCGCGTCAGCGGCTTCGGCATCGACCCATCGACCCTCGCTCTCGGCGATGATCGCGGCGTCATAGACGGCGAGCTTTCCTGATCGTGTGTTTCGCATCATTCGCATAGGCGGTCTCCAGAAAAAGAAAGACCCACCCAGATTTCTCCGGGTGGGTTAAACATCGCCCCCTTGCGAGGGCGACTCTCTTGGGTGATTAGCCCTTGACGGCAACCATGTTCACCAAAGCCTCAGGCTTGATGACACCGTAGCCGTACACGTTCAGACCGCGAACGATGTTGCCGAAGGTGGCAGTCGAACGGATGGTCTCGACGTTGGTCATTTGGGAAGCGAAGGTGATCGCGTCCTTGGTACCAGCCATCAAGTAGCTGTCGCCGTCGTTGGTCTTGGGCAGGTTGTTCGACACGTAGACCATGAAGCGGTCGATCATGCCGAGCTTGCCGTTACGCAGAGGAGACACGCTGTCACCAGTCAGGTAAGCCTGTTTCAGGTCAGAGCGTTTCACCATCGCGGCCATCCACGAAGGGATCACCAACCAACGGCCAGTCTCGGGAACATTCTGTTCGTCGAGGGCTTGGCCAGCATCCAAGAACAGGTCGAGGATGGTGGAGCTGGTGACGCTACGGGGAGCGGCGTCGGTACCGAGCACCAAGTTGCCGGAGATCACGCCAGCGGTGTTGCCCTTGTTGGCGGCAACAGCGGCGGCTTTGGTGCCGTTCAGGATGTCGCCGTCGATGGCGATCTTCATCTGCTCAGTGGCATCGTTCGTGAAGATGTCCATGAGCTTGAGGTCGGTCTGAACAGCATCAACATCGTCCAGCACCAAGCTGAAATACTTGCCTTGGTCGATGTTCAGTTCCACGGGGGCGCTGTCGGGAACCTGATTGGTCAGGTTCATGCCCTTGGTGTAGTTGCTGATGGTGATGGTGGGGATCGTGCGGATCTTCACCTTGTCGCCTTGACCCTTGATCTCGCCTTCCCAATCGTTGTTGGAAATTTCGGAGAAGACCGTGGTCTTGTAGAACTTGGCTTGGAGCTTGCCGCTCCAAATTTCGGGGATGAAGTTACCGCTGTACTGGGTGTAACCGTTGCTTGCTGGATATGCCATTTGGATTTACCTTTGAAATGAAAAAACCCGCCGAAGCGGGTCTGTGTTGGACGAAAAAAAACCGGCTCTAAGCCGGTCTTTCTTCAACGAATCGGGTCATCGAATTCGACCCTCGAGTTGAGCCGCTGTGATGTCGGCCTCAATGGCGATTGCGTCCTTGTCTGAAACAGCTCCTCGGCGCAGACGGTCGTAAAACGCTGTGATCTCAGCTCGCGTCCAGATCTTCTTGGACGGTGGAGCCTCGGGCGTTTTGTTCGTGTCAGGCACGAGTTGCTGTTCAAGGCGTTGGGCGCTATTCGCCGCCCACGATGAAGATGTCTTCTTGTACGTTTGGAAGAACTTCGCCACACGAACAGCGTCGCGGGACTGTTCTGCTCTCGACAACAGATCGAACTTCTTCGAACCTGTCAGCTCATCAACCTCTTCCAGCCACTTCAAGAAGCCTGCGTCCTCGTTGAGCTGTTGCCACTCGGGCACCATCTCGGACAGAGACTTGAAGAAGTCGCGTTCGATGTTGTTGGTTGTTACCGTTTGAACAGACGAGAGCTGTGCTTTGAGGGCGTCGATTTCCGCTTGCTTGCCAGAGATCTCCTCGCGGGCGATCCGACGTGCAACGTCAATCAATCCTTCTCCGTACTGCTCGATCTCTTCTGGCTTGACCAGAGGTTCGACAGGTTTGGCGTTCTTGATGACTTCAAGCTCGGCTTGAAGGGCATCGAGTCGGCCTTTCAGTTCTTTGTTCTCGTGAGCGAAACGTGGAACCTCAGAGTTGTACTTGCCCTGCAATACCTTGAAGCGGTGTTCCCATGTGTCGTCCTGCTGGCCAGCGGGAGGCGTCTGGGAGTCGTTCTGTGGTGGAGGGTTTTCCTGAGACTGGGGCGGCGTTTCCTCGTTGGGAGGAGGCGTGCCCTCGTTCTGTTGGCTCTGTTGTTGCTGTTGCGCTTTGCTGAGTTCTTCAAGCAGTGCGTCGGCCTTTGCTTCGGCTTCCAAAACTGCGCGTGGTACGTTAGACATTGATACTCCGTGAGCCGAGACGGTCGCGGTCGAGCCTCGCGGGGATTCGAGCGATTCGTTCGGTGTTCTACGGTTTCCAGTTGAAGGGCTGGCCCCTTTTGCGGCGGAGTGCCGCTAACCACCCTGACGGGCAGTTACCGCGATTTGCGGATGACTTCTTCTGCGTTGGCTGATTTGTCGAGCAACTCTTCAACAGCCTGAGCGGCACCCTGTTGCCAACGCGAGAGCACTTCGTCTCTTGTGTTGCACGAGTCCTTGTACAGGTCTTGTAGTGAGTTCTCGAGCCATGCACGAATGGTCTCGAAACGATGATCGCCCTTGAGTGATGCAAGGGCGTTCAAAACTTGGGTGTCGGGCTTGCGAAGCATTAACGCTTGGGCAACAGCGTCTTGCTGTCGATGTTCGAAGTGTCAATGATTCGTTTGCCACCGGTGCGAGGGGCCATGACGGAGCGGCGACCTTCGTTGCCGTAGTTCTCGTCGTAGCTGGATGCACGCTCAACAGACAGATTCTTCTTGCGCTCAGCAACGTCTTCGGAGAAGGTCTTGCCGTTCACGCGAGCTGGCGCAGGCTTCGAAGCTGGCGCGGTCTTTGTCTCGACGCGAGGTGCAACGCGAGCTGGCGCAGAGGGCTTGCCGGGGCCGGTGTCTTTGTCGGTGCGCTGGAAGTCGGCCGCAGTCATTGGAGCCTTGGCTTCTTCCTTGCCGGTGACAGAGGTGGTGTTCGCGAACGAACGCTCCACTTCGTCGAAGTCAGCATCGTCGCGAGCTTTCGCGGCGCTTGCGGCCTTCGCGGCTTCTGCGCGGCCACGGCCAGCACCAAAGCGGTTGTAGGCTTCGGAGCCAACCTCGTCGATACTGCCCATGCGGAGGCGCTCGATGAGGCCAACAGACTCGCCCTTCGACGCTTCCATGCCAGCTTGTCTCATTGCCGCTTCTTCGGCGTCACCGCCGTCGGCCAGCATCACGGGCGTCTTCTTCATCGACATACCGCCATGACCGCACACGTTGGCGGGATGGGTAGGCTTGGCGATCTTCGGGTTCATCGACGCGCCGGGAGGCGTGCCGTAGATCTTTGCGTTGTGCTGTGCAGGAGCTTGCTCGAGCGGCGAGGTCTTCTTGTTGTTGGCGCGTTGCCAAGATGCGATGTCACCCATATCAGCAACCCTTCTTCTTCATTGAACCGACCATGCCGCCGTTGGCCATGCGAGGCTTCTCGGCGTACTGCTTGGGAGTCATCTTGCCGCTCGCCAGCTTCTTGCCGGTTTCCATGAGCTTGCCGGGTGCAGGGGTCTTGCCCTTCTGCTTTTCTTCGGCCATCTCGCGGCGCATATATTCCTTGGGCGAGACCTTGCCGCTCTTGACGGCTTTGGCCTCGGCCATTTCCTCGGCTTTGTCTTGTTTGCCTTTGAAGGGCATGGCCTTGCCGCCGTCGGCATAACCGCCGGGGATCATCCCCTTCTTGGGTTTCGCGTTCATCATTTGAGACTCCTTACATTGCTCGAGGCTGGACTGTGTTTGCGTCGGCTCCACCCATTGGGTTGCCAGCGGGATCGGTCGGCGTAGGCGCGGCGATCTGTTGAGGCTGTTGAGCCTGCAACGTCTGCATCGCCTGTTGGATTTGCTCTTGCTTGAACCGCATGGCTTGCACCGTGGGCACCAGCTTGTCGGTGTCCATTTGCAGACCCTTGGCCAGCTCGCGCAACAGGTAGGCGCGACCGTCGGCTCCGACGATCTGCATATCGACTGGGTTGGCAGTCGCGGCGAGGAACTCGTTGCGGCGGATCTGAATCTGCTCGCGCGCCAGTAGCCCCATCGCACCCTTCGATACAACCTTGAAGTCGCCCTTGATGTAGGGGTCAGGGTTGTACATCATGTTGTGGATGTAGTACCGGTGAACGATCTTCGAGACCACCTTGTCGATGTTCACGATGGCGGACTTGATGCCCTTGGCGGCGTTGTCCATGAGCATCGACAGACCGGACGCTGTACGACCGGCCCCCGATGCACCAGACCCCGAACCGTAGATGTAGTTCGGGATGCCAGTCACTTCGTCGGCTTGCTTGGCGAACTGGTTGTAGACGCCGATCAACTCGCCCGCCTTCATGTCGGGCATATAGAAGTTGACGGCCTTTTGGCCACCGCCGGTCTTGTCGGAGGTGGTCTGCCAGATACGCCACGGATAGAGCTGAGTCACATCCTCGCCATCGGCGAGACGGTCAACAGACACCTCGACCTGTGGGCCAGAGGCGATGCCCATGTTGTTCGCCAGCGAGCGAGCCGCGCCGTTACACATGACCTGCACGTCGCGCATGATCTCGGGCAGTGCTGTGCCCCAGAACGCGCCGGGGATCGTGCGCCACGAGGCGATCTCGTAGGGGCGCTCACCCAGAGGATCGGGGTTCAACACGACCTTGATCGTGAAGCTACCGATCTGCCATGCGTTGACTTCGTAGATCTTGGTCGGCTCAACGTCTTTCATGCCCCAGTCGAGGAGCATCTGACCCATCACCGGCCCCCAGAATTCGAGGGCTTCGATGATGTTGTCGTTGTACAGACGTGACCAATACTTGCCCTCGAGGTTGTCGCGGGTCTGGTCGCCGTACTCGAAATACTTGTAGCCGCGCTGACCGTAGGTCAGGATGGCTTGGTCGATGTCACCGTCCGAGTAGCCGGGGACACCCTTCATGTTCTCGAGATCCTTCACCGTCAGACGGTGACGTTGGATCAGGTAGCCTTGGTCAACAGACGAGGCGTTGGGCGAAGGGTAGATGTCGTATGGGCTGACGCGCTCCACCTCGCGGGCGAAGTCGTTCAGCACCACGGGTTGGAAGTTCGGCCCCCAGACCAGACGCTTCTTCTTGCGGACGTTCGGGCCTTTCAGAATGGCCGTGGGGTACGTCACGAAGTCGTCGATGAAGTCGGTGACTTGGCGGTCATAGCCGCCTTGCGTGAGCTGGTCGTCGATCACGTCGGCCATGCGCTCTGCGGTCGCCTTCGCTTCTTCCTTCATGGCCAAAAGAATCTGGTCATGCACTTCACCCATGCGGGTGCGGAAGGCTTCGGGGTGCAGTTGTGCACCCGCTTGCACATAGGCTTCTGCCTCTGTGCGAACGAAGTCGATGATCGACAGCTTGATCTCGGGAGGGAGATCGGGTTCTTCTGACGGCTCGAGATCGAAGGGACGGCTGTTCTGCAACATCACGTCTTGAATCCAAGACTTGGCGGCGTTGCACTTCACGTCGGTAATCATCATGTAGATGTCCGACCCACCGGTCATTTGAATCTCGTTGGCCTTCTCAGGCTCGTACTCACCACGTCGTTGACGCTCGCACTTCAACAGTCGTTCTGTGATCTGTTGCTTGGCGAACTTCGCTTTGTTCCAGCAGTTGGTGACGTGACCGGTAATGCCTTGCGCGATGAGGTCGGAGTTGTCCATGCCCTCTTCGGGCGCGGCGCTCACGTCGGCCTCGACGGGCGGCATTGCCTGATACACCTGAGTCATGGATATTCCTTACGTCCACCCTGCGGCGGACACTCGTCTTACTTCTCGTTTACGGACGTTCTTGCCTCCTTCCCTTGCCGCGAGGCATAGGTACTGCAAAGCGTCATGCGGGTGCGAGAACTTGTCTTTGACCGGGCGATCCCGGTATCTCTCCCCTGCCACCTTGAGGCGTTCGTATCGGTACCCACCGATGAACCCTTTGCGGAGCGTCTTGCACTCAGGGGACAGAAGAAACCCCGGCTCCCCACCCGCCATGCGGTTGAGGAAGAACGCGACAGATTCGCGGCGGGGGATGAAATCGTTTGTGTCGGCAGGCTCGGAAGCGATGCCAACCTCGAGCAACTCCTGATAGCAGGTGCGCTCGTCGGCTTGTGATCTGGTCACACCGGCAGGGTCGCCACGTGAGACCAGTCGCATCCCTTGGAACTCGTTCATCAGGATCGGCTTGACGATCTCTGAGGCGAACTGGCGAATGCCCATGTCCTCGGCGACCAGCTCCTTGAGGATGACCAGTTGGCCGAGCGGTGACACTTGGCCAATGATGCAGGCCGGGGTGAGACCGAAGTCCCATCCGAGGAACAGAGGGAGCATTCTGTTCGGTTCGATGGGGCCATCGGCCACATGAACCTTGTCGTTGTACTCAGGAAAGACAGGCTTGCCGTCTGCGGTCGTGCCGTACTGGCCGAGCACGAAGACCTTGATCCAGTCGTCCTGCTTGCCGCCGATCATGTTCAGGTAGTACCCATACCCTTGCGGGAGGTTGAACACGTTCTCGGCGTGCGGATTCGGGCGGTACGTGAAGTTGCCGAACTCGTCTGTTTCGCGGATCAAGCCACCGGGCTGATCGAAGAACTCCCAGTTCTCGGGGGTCTCTTCTTCGGCGAACTTGTAGTACCAGTGATCGTCGTCAGGTGGGTTGGTGTCGAGGATGACGCAGGGGTGAACGGGGCCACCTTGCATCTTCGAGGGGAAGCGACCCACACGTTGGGTCACCATGTCGAAGACTTCCTTCGGCACTTCCGATGCTTCGTTGATCCAAGCACCTGTTAGCTCGAGCGAGCGGAGCTTGCCGGTCTCTGAGGCTTTATCCAAAGCGAGGAAGATCACTTCCAGCTCGAGGCCGAAGCCGTCACCGCAGTCACGAATCTTCATCGTGGAGGTGATCGGCGTGTCCCACTTCATCGGAGCGATGTCCGAGTTGAACCATGTCTCCCACGTCTTGATCGTGGTGGACTTCAATTCTGGGTAGGTGTTACGGATGACCGCCCAACGGGCGCGGCGCACACCGTTGAAAGGCTTCTGCTTGAGCGTGTGCTGGAGGATCTCGAGCACACAGGTGGACGACTTGCCGGAACCCACTGGCCCCTTGATCCCGCGCACGAACGCTTCACTCTTGTGGAAAGCGGCGGCAACCGGGCCGGGGGGTGAGTAGGCAATAGCAGTCGTCATGCAGTGTCGGCGGGAGCCTTGAAGTCGGTTGAGATGTTGAAAGTCACGTTCACCGCTTCATGCTCGTGCTTGATGGCGGCGAGGTTGGGAATCGTCTTGTCGAGAAGCATCTCTGCGGCCTTTAGTTCGGCGGCGGTCATCTTCTTCTTCGCGGTTCCCGTGGCGACTTGATTCAGTCGCTCAATGATCTTTTTGGTCTGAACCAGTTCGATTGCTGTGGCGGCGTTTTCCTCGCGGAGCGCAATGCGTCGCTTGGTCATCGCCTCCTTTTGCTTGGCAGTGAGGAGGGCCATAACTTGTCCTTCGATTGTTTGTTGGTGGGCTGTATCCATCTCAGCCTCTACCGAGTGGTTACGGCTCCGAGATATTCATTCACCAACAAGCAAACGGACTGTCCGGCCCCCGACCTGTTGA